CACCATCAAAGGTTTTGATTAAGTGTGTGAAATTTACTTTGTTTGTATTCTTATAATATGTGTCGTGGTTACCTAGTATAATATGTGTATCTATTTTTAAGTCCCATAATCTTTTCCAAAAGTTTTCTTGGAAGTTATGAGCAGTATTGAAGTTAATAAACTTTCGTCTATCAACAACATCGCCTAAATGGATTAATGTTTTGATGTCGTTTTGTATTATATACGGAAAAAAGATTTCATCATAAAATCTATTAAAGTATTTTACAAACGCAGGATTATCATTTCTAGCACCGAAATGCGTATCGTTCAATAATGCTATTTTCATATTATATAAAGTCTTCTAAATTCGCTTTTGCTTTTCTTACTCGTTTTTTTGTCGGTTTCGGTTTTTTCTTTTCTTTTGTTTCGTCTTCCATTGGAAGATTCTTTTGTAAAAATTCAGTAAACTGATTCTTAAATTCTCTATCGTCTCCTGGTTGCAAAGTCATATCATCATAATTTGCGTCCTGGATTAGTTTATGTTTAATTGTAGTTTGTTTCTTTTCTTTCTGTATTCTTCGTATAAATGCGTAATAGATTATTTGTGTAAAATAAGCAAACGGATTGTTTGACTTTTTAGGATTAAAGTTTGCTAGATATTGCAAACAATTTTCTATGCCATCACTTATCATATCGTCTCTAAATGTGTAATTAATAAAGTTAGGTCTATATGATAGATGGTTTGCTATCTTTAAAAAACACTCACCTATATAATTGGTTACAGGAGGATTTTTGCGTCCTCTTTTTTTAGCTTTATTACACTTATCTTTATACTCAATCATTGCCTCTAAAAACACTTTGTTATTTACATAGTGTTCCTTTTTGGCAGGAGTTCGTATTCTTTTGGGTTTGTTATCAATTGTCATTATGTTCTCACTATACTATATTTTGTTGTTAGAGTCAATAACCTAACTAAAATTTCGGTCCCGATTGTTGGACTATTGACAGATTAAAATGTTTATGATATTATCAGCGTGTAGCCGCTGAGAGATAGAGTCTATAAAGAGATTATATCTATTAATGGATAGTTTTCTTCTTAACATCGTCATCGTGTATATCAGTAAATTCGTCTATTATTTCATCAAGTTTATTATTTAATTCCTCTTGTTCCATTTTGTTCATTAGTTCTCGGTCCATAAGTTTTCTAGTTCTCGGGTTATCGTCTCGTCTATGCAATTTATCAACAATATGATACTCGCCAACGACCTTTTTATATGACCTAATCATTTCATCGGAAGCGTTGGTAATTGTAAGTATCTTATCTTTTGGTATAGTCACCAATTGGTCTTGCGTATAACCTGCCCATTTCACCAAGGCAATATAATCTTTAATACCCAAGTTGGTTATTTGGGGTACATATTTAATCTCTAATGGTTTATCAAGTGTAAGTAATGGTGAGTTTGGCGTCTCTTTATTTGTAGGTATAACGCAAACAACATCTGTTCCGTTTATTATCTTAACGATTTTAACCGTTGTAGTTCCATCAGGATTCATATCTTTAGGGTTAGTTGCCATATTACTCCTTTAGTTCCACATTATGGATTTCATAATCAAATCCTTCTTCATTGTATATATTTATTCTTTCTCTAAAGTGTTGTAGAGTATAATTTTCTTTTTCTCCATATGATACATCATCGGATATATCATATAAAGTTGCATTTGTCTTGTTATCTCCTAGTCGGAGACCACGACCTATTGATTGTAGATTTCTTATCCTAGACTTACTAGGACTAGCAAAAATAATGTTATGCAAGTTCCGTATATTAATGCCTGTACTGAAAGTCCCATAACTTGCAACGATAATAGCGTTATCGCTTTTTTCCGTAATTGCTCTAATCTTTTCTCTTTCATCTGCGTCCACTCCTCCATAAACGAAAAACACCTTTCTGTTTTCTTGTTTGTCTTCTATTAATTGTTTAAGTACTTTACCGTGCTTTTCAACATATTGAAATAAGCAAAGTGTATTACCTTGAAGACCACAACATAGATTTCTTATATATTTATTTCTAGCTTTACTTGAACATAAAAAGTCCATTTCTTCCTGATATGTTTTATCTTTTAAGTAGTCTCTACTATTCTTTCCGTGTGCTAATATTAAACAATTGATTTTAAACTTCGCTAATTGTTTCTTCTCAATTAAATCTGTTGTTTGTGCGACTTTATTAACAGCACCAAATAATCCTTCTAGTACTAGTTTATGTGTTTTACTACCATCTAAAGTTCCTGTCATACCCACTCTATACTTACAATTAGTCATCTTTGTCATTATACTTGTTAGGGACTGGCTTTTAAATAAATGTGCTTCGTCTCCAATGATACAACCAAAATCAGCAAACCATTTTTTAGGTAGTTTATATACTGATTGCCAAGTAGATATTACTATCTTCTTTGGAGTATCTTTATCGTGTCCTTGATATATTCTATGAATATGACTTGTATTATATCCATAGTCTTTAAAATCTTTGTATAATTGTTCTACTAAATTTGTTGTAGGTACAATAATTAATATCTTATTTGCTTTCTTATTTCTCAATCTTAACAACTGAAATCTTAATATTAGATATGCTATTAATGATTTACCAGACGCTGTAGGAGATAATAATAAACATCTGTCTTCTTGTATTGCGTGATAAAACGCATTAAATTGATAGTCTCTAATAGTTAAAGGTATCTTTAATGCTTTACAGAATTTAGCACACTCTAATTTATCTAATGGTTCCTTTTCTGTTTTTAGTTTAGATACAATTGTTATATTATTGTCAACACAAAATTTCTTTATATAAGGTAATAGACCATAGTATATTTCTCCACTAGCATACTTAAATAATCTAATCTTTCCGTCCCAATATCTATTTCTATATTGTGGCATAAACTTATATCCAGGAACCTCAAAAGTAAAAAACTCCGATAAGTCTCTACGAATATCAGCGTCTGCTTCTATAGTAAGATAGACTTCATTTTTCTTTTCTAATATTAAGTATCTATTTTCAACCATTTGCTAATTTTATTACTCTTTCAATTAAACTTCCAAAACCCACTTGTCTTTGCATTGTTAATAATTCTCTAATACCTAAATGTTTAAAATCTTCTAAAGTTAATTTACTTATCTCATCTGCCTTTTCACCATTTACAATATCTAATATAACTTTAGCCGTGCCTTTAGTAATGAAAGCGTCACCATCGTGTTTATAAGTCATAGTATTATCTTTATTTTTTTCACCTGTCACCCATAAATTACTAGCACAACCTCTTATTTTATTATCATCTATTTTATCTTTATCTGATAGTGGTTTTACTTCTTTTGCTAAATCAACCAAATATTGTAGTCTATCGTGTCCTTGTAAGGTTTTTAATTCTTCACCTCTTGCAATAATTTTATCTATCATTATTGAAATTTGGAACCTAATGTCCAACCTACTAGTGATTGTCTTTGTCCTGATTTAACAGGATAAACTTTATGCCATAGACCAGAATAGAATACTATAATAGTACCTGGTTTTGTTTTTTCAAATCTATGTATTATTGATTTAGTATGTTCTGGATGTGGTTCACATATTGCAAAGTCACCACCTTCAAATTCGTCATTTAATATTAAAGAGAAACTAATTTTTCTAACCATACCATCTGCATATGGTTTAGCGTGTGTATCTGTATGCCAAGAATAGTGTTGTGATTTATCGTATGATGTATATTGTAAATCTTCAAACTTTGATAGTTTAAAGTTCCAACCTAAAGTTTTATTTGTATCGTTAATAACAGGAGCTAATTGAGTTTGTAACCAAGTGCTGTTTATAAAACAACCTTTACTATCTCTAGTTAATAGTTCTCGGTTTTTATCTTGTAATTGTAAGTCTTTTAATTTCTGTTGACCAGCTAATTCTTTTACTTTCTTAATAAAAGAAGAATCGAATAGACCGTCCTGTCGCCAGTATAGTTTATCTAAATTCATAATTAAATAGCGCCAGAAGTAAATTTACGCCATTCAATTGCGTCTTTAATTAAAAATCCTCTATTAGATATTTGTTTGATTGTTTTGTCTAGGTAATCACATATAGTTTTTAGATACTCAACTTTTTGTTTTAACTTTATGTAATCTTCATCTGCTTCAATGTACTTATCAACATCTTGTTTTAAAATTTTTAAATTGAATGGTTTAGTTTGATATACTGCTGGGTCAGCTTTTCCTGTGTAGTATTCCCACTTATGCAACTTAATAATTGCTAATTCGCTTTCAGTTCTATTAAGTAAAAGTCTAAATTTATTGTAGTGTTTTAAAAACTCATTATGTAGTTGTGGAGTTTTTAATGCTTCAACATCTAACTCCGTATCATTAATTTTTAATTTCTTTTCGGTGATTTCTTGTAATTCTTCAAGTGTCATAATATCTCCATTATTAATATATAATACACTATTTGGTAGTGTTTGTCAATAACCTGGGACTATTTTATGTAGTAGGAACCGTACTAGCAGTTTTTCCAGGTGTAGCAAACTCATAGTAGGAATATTTAAAATTAACAGAAGAAGTTATATAGTTAATATCGGATGCTTGTTGTGTAAAACTAACACCACCCATTGATACAGGAAACAAGTCTATAAATCTAACTTCTTTTATTACATTGTTTTTAGCTGATAATATTGATAGTGTAGCGTCTGATAAAGCAGTACCCATAGGTGTAGCAGGTTGTTCTTTATTTCTTCTACTACCTAATAGATTAACTTCTTTTCCTTGATTAGGAAATCTATCTCTTCCAGCAGAAACAAGATTAGCATAATCTTTATGGTCAATAGGTATTCCTAGTCCTCTTAACCAATTGTATATTTCTTCAAAATTATCAAACTTCTCATCTACCATATATGTAAGTATTAAATCTCCGAAATCAAGTTGACTACCAGGATGTGGTATATCTCTCAAAGGAGTATTTTGTGTAGCACTAGACATTTGCAAACCAGGTATATTAATCTCGGTGCAAAAGTATTCTACTTTAGGAAGTTTTGTAATTTTAAACTTAAACTGCGCTGGTGAAGCGTAATCAAGTTGCGTGGGTTGTCTTGTTATAGCGTTTGTATCAGTCATACTATTATTTATATGAGTTTTTAAACGAAAAAAAAGGCGAGATTTTTTAGGTCTCGCCTTTTCTTATATCAGTTTACAGATAATATAGTTATTAATTGCAATTACGCAAGGTTAACAACTTGTACTTTTCTGTAGTATCTGTTAGAGTTAGCAGCACCAGCACCATCAATCACAGCGTCAGAAGAAGCACTAGCTTCAGCAAAAGGATTTGCCTGTAAGCCGTATCTTGTTTTGAAACCGATTTTTGGTTGGAAAGTGTCTTGGCCAACTGCTCTAACCATTTGTAAAGGTACATATGGGCAATAGAACATACCAGCGTCATAAGGAGAAGTTCCTTTATAACCAACTACATAAAATTGTTTAGCAGCTTGGTTTGCTGAGTAAGGGTCTATATACACTTTAAATCTACCGTTAAGAACACCAGCAAAAGTATTGCCTGTGTCATCAACATTTAGATTATTGTTAAGTGCAGGAGCATAGTCAAGGATGCCAGCCATTTGAAGAGCAGAAGCAACATCAGAAGAACAAACGATTATGTTCCCTTTACCTCTTCTGGTTCTTTGAGCAACAGCGTTAGCGTCTCTCTCTAATTGGAACATTAAACCTTTAAATCTCTCAACTGACCATCTACCGTTAGAGTCTGTATCTAAATCAAAGATTCCAGCGTTAGTTGTGTCCGTTTGAGCACCTTTTTCTGAATTAATGTAAATTGTTCTAACAACTTCTCTATTAATTTCAGCAAGGATTTCAGCAGATAAGATGTTCGCTAATTCTGTTTCAGCGTCTAATCCGTGAATTGCTTTAAGGTCTTGTGCAAGTTCCATTGTATATTCTGCTTTAAGAGCTCTACTTTTCGCAGTTACCGTTGATTTCTCAATTGAGAAAGCCATTTCAGCAAAAGCGTTTCCAGCAGAATCTCCAAGTGCTTCAGCACTAGCAGTCGCCATACCTGAACCAGAAGTATAAGTTCCAGCAGGTGAGTCGTTTAATATACCAGGGTTGTTTTGAGCAGGTGAATTTGAAGAAGTACCAGCACTTCCAGGAATGTTTGCGTTAGCAGCGTTTCCAGAAAATTTAGATTCAGCTTCGTCAAATAATGCTTCAGTTCCGCCTTGAGTTTTGTATCTGCTTCTCATTGCGAATATAAGTCCAGTAGGTCCGCTCATAGGTTGTACACCAGCAATATCGTAAGCGATAAGGTTTGGCATAGCTCGTCTAACTAAACTAATTAGGATTGGATCCCAGTTAGCAATGTTAGCACCTGTAGCGTTGGCAGGAGCCGCTTCGGCCATAAATTGAGCGTCTTCTTTAAGCGCTCTTTCTTGGTTTTCCAAGATAACCGAGGTTACAGCTCTTTTGTAGCTATCGCTGATTTTTGGTAAATCAGGATGGTCTAATACTGGCTGCCATTTTTTTTGGTAGTTTTCAGATAAATACATATCTTTTTCCTCTCTCTATTATTATTTTACAGACAACTTAATGTCTTTAGTTTTACTAATAGCGGTAGTATAAGCAGCCATTGCATTAGACAAATCTT